CCCCGGATGGCACGTTCGGACCTGCCCACGATTCGGTCATTGTGGCCCGCATCGGCAAGAAGACCGCCGGGCGGCGGCTCGACGGCCGCGAGTGGAACGAGTTCCCAGAAGAAGGCAAGAGGCAGTAGGCAAGAGGCAACGGCGCGGGCTGATGGACTGGCCCTTTTGTGAAGGCACGGATGGCGATGAAGAGCGAAGGGCGAAGAGCGAAGAGCGAAGAGCGAAACGGCAAGACGGCCGTGGCTCATGCTCTACGCCCTACTCTTGACGCCCCACGGTACGTCTACAAGCTCCGCGATTGGGAACGGCTGTACGAGACGCCGCGGAAGCTCAATCCCAGCGAGCGGGAAAAGGGGGCGATCTATGCCCTTCAGTACGTGCGAGTGTGGGTGAATGGCGACCTCTACGGGCGCGTGCCCCGTGCCGAGGCCGAAGGGATCTGGTCAAGTGTCTTTAGTGCAGGAGGACATGAGTTGTGCGGGATCGCGCTGGCGATCTTGAGGCTGGCCGCCGATCAATGTGACGGCCGGCGCGGGCTGATCCTCAACTTTCGTTATCGCCCCGCGAGCGAGGCCCAAATCGCGGATATGCTCCGGCTGCCGGTCCTAAAGGCCCAACGCTCGCTGGCGGCCCTTTGCCGCCCCGACGTGGCCTTCCTGGAGATGCTGCCATGGACCGATGGGGACGCGGTGAGTCCAGCACCGCCGCCAATCAGCACGCCTGGCTCGGGAACGCCAGGCTGTCCCGCCAAAACGAGCTGCAGCGGCGGGTCGGACATTCCCCCATTGAACGCGGGCGGCCAGGGGCGGCCCGACCGAGGATCGGCGTCACAATCGACTGGCAACGATGGCTCCCGGCCGACGCTGGCTCAACCGCCTTTGGGACGGGATACCGTCCGAAAGGAGGGGATGGCCGAAAATGGCCCGGGCGGCTCGGGACAGGGCCAGAGGCCGAATTGGGGGAATGTCGGTCACTGCCAGAGTCAGAATCAGAGCAAGAATCAGAACCAGAGCCAGAGTCAGAGCGCTCTGTCTCCCGTCGTACCGACGGGCGACATCGCGACAGAGAAAGAGAAGCAAGTCGCTTGCGACAGGACGTCCGTGAGTCAAGGCGCGGGCGCGATTGATCAGAGCCAGAGCCAGAGCCAGAGGCAGTACAAGGCACAGGGGCAGCCCGAACGCGTGCCCCAGAGGGCAGAGACGACTCGCAACGACCATCGCAACGGCGTGTCGGCCCCAGACGCGGCAGGAGCGGAGGGCGGAGGCCAGTCCCCCGACCGCCCGAGCCCCACCTGCCTCACGGTTCACGGCAAAGCCTCTGGGCAGGCGGCACAGGCCCCAACGCAGGTCGGTGTGGCATCGGTTGGGGGCGGAGATCCCCAAGCCCCAGACGCGGCAGGAGCGGAGGGCGGAGGTCGGTCTAACCGGCTCCCGTCCCCGCACTGCCGCTTGGGGGAGCACGCTGACGTGGAGATCGTGCCCGATGAGGCGGTGTGGAAGTACGCTCGCCGTCTGCCCAACTGCCCGACGCAATGGTCGGACCTGGCCTGCGACCCAGAAGGCGGGGCGTTTGCCCGCATGATGTGGGACGCCCTGGATCAGCCCGTCGCCAACAAGGGGGGCAACCTGGCACTGTGGAGCCGGAACCGCACGTCGTTCGAACACAAGTGGGCGGCGGCCGTGCATGTCCTGCCCGAGGCCATGCTGCTGGTACTGGCTGAACACAGCCTGTCCAAGTCGATCAGCCTCAGACGGCAGGACCGTGGAGGGCAGGTGCGCAGCCGGCGAGCCGTGTTCATGGGCTGGCTCAAGGACGAGATAGCCAAGCTGGTAGCCGACCTGGCCAGGGCCAAGGCTTCGGGTCCTCCCCCCGGGGGGGCGTAGACGCGGGGCAAAGCGAGGCCCGGCTTGCGTGTGAAACTGAGTTCTTGAAAAACGGTAGCGCAGTATCGCACGGCGGAAACGTGATTCGCCGGCGGATGAGTGAACAGCCTCCACAGCGGTGATAGACGCCGGTGGGGGGCGTGTAGAGAAACGATCTTTTGATGAACAAGAAGCGCCCGAAACTCGCCAAGTCGATTCGATCCCTGGCCGCCCTGGTCGGCAGGAGCGAGTCCGCGGTGCGCAAATGGGTGGCGCACCCTGAATGGCGTTTCTCCACGACCCCGCCTTGGGACGTTGCCCGCGTGAAGGCGTGGGCCGAGATCGTCCTGCACCCCGACCCGGCCGCCAACTTCCGCAAGAAGGCCAAGGCCGCCGAGGGCGGCACCGGCGAATTTGCCGAACTCGGCCCCGTCGGCAAGCTCCGCTGCCAGTTGATGATCGCCCGGATCAAGCGGCTGCTCCTGGACGAGCAGATCGCCCGCGGCAAGATGCACGACACCGAGCAGTGCCAGGGCCGCCGCCTCCGCCAGATCCACGAGGTCAAAGGCCGCCTGCTGGAGCTGCCGTCCTCCATCGCCCACAGCCTGGTCGGCGAGGATGCCGCCGCGATCGAGCGGATCCTTGCCGAGCAGATCCGCACGATTATCGACGATTTCGCCGCGGGCGGCGCCGAGGGCAACGATCCGCCGTCGGCGGCAACTCCGCCCGAGGAGTCGCATGGTTAGGCCGACCAAACAACCTGCTCCGGTCCCCTCCGAGACGTGGACGCCGGCCGAGCGCAACGCCTGGCGGCTGCCGCCGGACATCAAGCCCAGCCAGTGGGCCGTCGAACACTTCCGCATTCGGCGCGGTTATCGCAAGGGGCCATACCGCCACGAGAACGCCCCCTATCTCAAGGGCATCATGGACATCGCCACCCGCCCGGGCGTCGTCCAGGCGAACCTGATGAAGGGTGTACAGATGGGCGGCAGCACGCTGACGCGGATCCTCATGGCATGGCGGGCACACACGCGGCCGGGCCCCTGCGGGCTGACCCTGCCCAACCGCGACAAGGGCCGCAAGATCATCAAGTCCGACGTGCTGCCGCTCTTCCGGCGCACGCCCGTCCTGCGCGAGCTGATCGGCCGCGAGAGCAGCGACATGCTGATCGAGACGATCGACCTGCTCAACGGCTACCGCCTGAGCCTGATGTGGTCGGGGTCGGCCACATCGATGGCCAGCGATCCGATGATGGAGGTCATCAACGACGAGGTCGACAAGTTTGAGATCTGGTCCGGCGAGGAGCCCGACGCGATCGCGGCGACCGAGTTTCGCCTGACCTCGTTTGGCGACCGTCGCCTCCAGGTCAATCTCTCCACGCCCACGGTAACCGCCGGCAAGATCCACCAGCTCTGCCAGGCCTCGACCGTGAAGCTCTTCTACCACGTCCCCTGCCCGCACTGCGGACACCACCAGGTGCTCAAGTGGTCGCAGATGCAGTGGCTCAACCCCACGCTCACGCGGGCCTGCCTGGAGGCCGCCCAGGAGGCTCTGGCTGCCGGAAGGCTCCAGTACCAGGCCGGCGACTCCATCGCGTCTTTTCCCACGCCGCTGGCGATGCACGACCACGTCCTATGGCTCAAGGGCATGCTGACTCGATGGGACGCCGTCGGCGGCCGCCGCGAGGCCGCGGACCTGCTCAACCGGTTCGGCGATCGGGCCGTGTGGTATGTCTGCGATCACTGCCAGGCCCGTATCTCCACCTCCGACCGCACGGTGATGGTCCGCCGCGGGCTGTGGACGACGGCCGAGGGTTTTGTGCTCGACGCTCACGAGCAGCAGCACGCCGACGCCGAGACAATTGAGCGTTTCGCCCCGGAGACCCGCGTCGCGTTCCAGATCTCCGCGCTCTATTGCCCCTGGGTGCAGTGGGCGGGCCTGGTCGGCCAGTTCCTCCGGGCGATTGACGACCCCTCCGCCCTCTTCGCCTTCACCACCAACCGCCTGGCTGAGCCCTTCGAGTTCAAGATGCGCCGCGTCGCTGAAACGGTCTTCTCGGCCAAGTGCGAGCGGTCGAAGGCCCCCGAGGGCACGGCCCCCGCGTGGGCGGCGGCGCTGCTGGCGACGATCGACACGCAGGTGGATCACCTCTACGTCGTCGTGCGGGCGTGGGGCCCGGGCCTCCGCAGCCAGCGAGTCTGGCACGGCAAGGTGCTCGACTTCGCGGGCCTGGACCAGGTCCTCGCCCGGGCCTGGCCGGTGGATAGCGGCGGCGAGCAGGCCATCGGCCTGACCCTCATCGACTCGGGCGGCACGGTGGACCGCTTCCTGGACGCCACGCGGACACAGCAGGTCTACGACTACGCCCTGGCCCGCCAGCCGCTGGTCCGCGCGATCAAGGGCGCCAGCCGCCCTGTGGTGGGCCTGTACGCCCCGATGAAAAACCCCATGGGCACGCTCGCCGGAACGAAGGAGGAGAAGGTCGGCCTGCCGGCCCTGGCCGCGTACCTGATCGATACGCACCGGTGCAACGACCTGCTGTCGGAACTGATCGCCGCGGGGATCCCTACCGCCGACGGCCGAAACGTCGGGCCCGCCGGGCAGCAGGAGGCCTGGCTCCTCAACGCCCACAACGACAGCGAGTACAACCTGCACCTCTCCAATGTGCAGAAGACCGTCGATCCCAAGACCAAGCGGGAGATGTGGGTACCCAAGGTCTCCGGCGCCCGGCACGACTACCGCGACTGCGAGGCCTACCAGGTGGCCGCCGCCTACATGGCCTACATCCACCTGCTGCCGGCCGAGGATGAACTCCGCCGCTCGCCGGCGCCTGTGCCGCATGCCCCAACGAACGAAGAGCCGCCTGTGTCCGATGGCGGCAGCTCCTATGCCGCGCCGCTCTGAAAGGAAATCGAATGGAACCTGCGACACGAAGATGTTCGGGATGCACGGCCTGCTGCCACTGGCTCGAACGCCCCGACGCCCCGGCCGGCGAGCCATGCCCGCACCTGGCGGCGGGCAACGCCGACGCCCGCTGCGGGATCTACGCCGATCGGCCCGATGTCTGCCGGCGATTCTGGTGTTTGTGGCGGATGATGGGTGATGTGTTCGACGCCGTTCGGTGGGAGTACTCGCTGGCCCCCTGGCTTGTCGGGGCGATCTTCATCCTCAAGCGGGCCAGCCAGGTCGGGCTCCTGAAGGCCGGCGCCCCGGCGGATGCCGACTTCGCGGTGATCAGCGTCCATCCCTGCGACGTGGGCCGCTCGGTCCTGCACAACCGCCGCGCGATGGCCCAGGTTCTGGAGATGCGTCTCCTGGGCTTTCCCTGCGTCCTGCGCGACGGCGACCGCCTCGTCCTCGAACGCCCCCTGGGCGCCCGCAATGACGCCTACGCTACGATCCTCGACGAAGGCCTCGCCCAGTGCGAGGCACAAGAACTCAAACCCCACGGAAAGGAACCGGATCATGGATGAACCTGTCCCGAAAGACCCCAAGGAAGCCCATGCCTCCCGCCGACGTCGGCAGGAGGTGGCCGAACTCAACCGGGCGCTGGCCGAAAAGCGGTGCCCCAACTGCAACACGCTGGGGGCTTGGCGGCTGTACAACCAGGACAAGCCCGGCGGACGCATCCGCTACGTCAGGTGCATCGGCTGCGGCCATAACGACCATGTTCCCGTCATTTTGGAGAGCGAAGATGAAAAGGGCGAATAAGGCAAGAGGCAAGAGGCAAGAGGCAAGAGGCAACGGCCCAGATGGAAAAGGCGATGCCCACATCACCCCGCGCCTGCGGCCGCTGGCCGTGGCGATCCACACGCTGACGAGCGACCCCGGCAACGTCCGCAGGCACGGCGACCGCAACTTGGCCGCGATCGCCGCGAGCCTGACGAAGTTCGGCCAGCAGGCCCCGTGCGTCTACGTGGTACGGGGCGACAGGCACATCGTCATCAAGGGCAACGGACTGCTGGCGGCGGCGAGGTCCCTCAAGTGGACGCACCTGGCGGCCGTCGAGAGCGACCTGGCCGGCCACGACATCACGGCCTATGCCATCGCCGACAACCGCACGACCGACCTGTCCGAGTTTGACCTGGAGGGACTCGCCGCACAGATCCAGGAACTGGAGCAGGAGGATTTCGATCTTGCGACCCTGGGTTTCAACGAGGAGGAGATGACCGAACTGCTCCGCTCGGTCGAGGACTCCCGTCCCGCCGCCGGCGATGGCGATGGCACGCCCCGCAAGCGGGGCGAACGGACGGCCCTCTTCCTGGCCGGGCACCTGAAGTTCGAGATCCCGCGCGCGGCCTTCGACCGATGGTTGACGAGCGTGGAGGCCAAGGTCGGCAATGACCCGGACAAGATCGTGCGGGAGATCAAACGGCGGCTCAGGCTGGGCGAGGCCTCCGGCGGATGATCACCTCGCAACCGAGGGCGCCGGCGCAGGCCAGCACGCTGCCGATCGTCGGATCGCCGGCGCCCGTCTCCAGGTTGCTGAGGGTCTTCCGCAGGACGCCGGCCTTCGCGGCCGCGTCCTGCTGGGAGAGGTTGAGTTGCTCCCGCCGTTTGCGGACCTGCTCGCCGAGGATTTCTCTCGCGTTCATCGGGCCGCCTCCCGCAGGTAGATCTCCGGCAGGCCGAACCGCTTGACCAGGTACGCCCCCAGCTCGGGCCCTGCGAGCATCAAGACATCGCCCGCGTCGGCGACTCCGCCCAATGCCCGGCCGACGAAGGGGCTGTGCTCAAGCACAAAGAGCTGTCCTCGCTGATCGGCGAAGACGCCCAGGAGCGTACAGTCGCCGCCCTGCCAGTGCTCCACGGGGGCAATGCCCAGGTCGAGCATCTGGTCCGTGTCGTAGTAGATCCCGTCGATGTCTTGCCGCATGTGTCTAGTCCTTGATCGGGATGATGTGCCCGTCCTCGTCGACCTCGTAGCGTGATACGCCTGGCTCTGTTGACCCCGATTCCTCGAGGCACAGGACTCGCTTGGGATCGCTCCAGTCGCCCCACAGGCTGTCGCCCCCGTGGCAGCAGGCCCCGCGGTCGGTGTCGTGCCATATCGTCATCTGGCCCCGTTGCTGGCCTGGCTCGTAGACGATCGGCCACGTGCTGATTACCTGCCCCACGCGGATCTCGTTCCTCTGGTCGGTCGCGGCGATTGCATCGCGTATCTCCTCGATGTTGTCTTCGTTCACTCGTACCCGTTTGTATTCGGTGGCCATGTGCTACTCCCATAAACCGCCGGCCCCATTGCCGGCGGGTCCAAAGGGAAGGGGCTTACGCCCCGATCCCTTGAAACTCGTTCCAGCTTCGCTCCAGCTTCCGCCGCGTCAGGCTGATCGCGGCGGCCGTCACGCCCATGAGGCGGGCGACCTGGCTTGTCGTGTACCCGGCCAGCAGGCGGCGGGCGATTTCCTGCTGGCGGGCCGTCAGGCCCCGCGTCCAGACGCGGAAGTCAAGGCGGAAGGCCGCTTCGTCGGCCGGGGTGACCTTGCGGCTTGACGTGACCTCTTCGCCCAGAGACACCACGCCGAACTCTGTCCGCCGGGCAACCGGGGCATGGAGCACGTCGTTCGCGGCCGAACCGCTGCCCACGTGCCGCCCGGCCCGGACGGCCTTGGCCGCATAGAAGGCCAGCGTGTGGACGGAGATTTCCGCCTCGCGGCCGTCGGCCACCAGGTGAAGGAAATTCTCCCACGCCGACGCCACGGCCTCCGCAACCGCTTCCTCTTTCGTGTCCGCGTCCAAGCCCCGGAAGTGGGAGGCCAGAATCGCATTCAGGTCCGCCAGCATCGTCTCGAACTTTGTCGCCGCGTTTGTCATAGTCAACCAATCCTTTCTATGATTGCATTGTACCCTATACGGTACAGAACGCAAGCGGAAAATCTCCCGGAATCGAAAAAAGATTGCGAAGATTCCTGCAAACGCTTTGCAGTCGCCTGCTTTTTTCTCCCGCCGCCGGCGGCGAATACTAGTGGGCGATGAGCCTGACGCCCGCACAGATTGACGCCCTGCCGGACTACTCCAACGCCCAGATGGTCAAGCTGCTGCGCCATGCCCTGGCTACGCTTGCCTCGGCCCCCGAGGGCGCAGTGGTGATGGTCAACGGCCGGCAGTACACCACGCATAACCTGGCGGTGCTCCGCAACGTGCTGCAGGAGTTTGAGGCCATGGCTATCCGCGACGCCGATGCCGCTGGGGCCGATGACGGCGCTCCGCTGGTGAGCTACCAGGAGCCCCAGGCATGAGCCAGCGGAAACCGAAGGCCGAAGACCAAAGGCCGAAGGCCGCGGGCAAAAAGGCCAAGAGCCTCGCCCGGGCGACCGGCCGGCTGGACCACACCTGGTCGGCCCGGAACTCCTCGACCCGATCGGCCTACGAGGCCGCCACCCAGAACCGCGAGACGGCCGACTGGCGCGTGGGCCTGACCACGGCGACGGCAGCCATCCTCGAAGGCCTGGACGTCATGCTCGCCCGCAGCCGGTGGATGATCCGCAACGATGGCTACGCCGCCTCGGCACAGGGTGCCTACCGCCGCAGCGTCGTCGGGGGCGGGATCACGGCCCGGGCCTCGGCGAGGCACCCCGTCGACGGGCAGATGCTCAAGGGCTACAACGCCCAGCACGACCTGCTGTGGAACGCATGGGCCAACGACCCGCGCCTGTGCGACGTGGAAAAGACCAAGTGCCTGTACGAGAAACAGGCCCTCTGGATGGACGAACTGTTCGCGGCTGGCGGGCTCTTGCTCCGCCCGGTCTACACGCCGCAGGCCGACGCCGTGGGGCTGGCCATCCAGGAACTGGAGTACGAGCAGCTCAACGGCGACCTGACGAGCTACGGCGGCAACGCCGTCTATCACGGGGTCGAGACCGACCGCTACGGGGCGCCGGTTGCCTACCACGTCTACGCGGCCGAGCACCCGCTGGAGGAGTGCCCCTCGGCCCCGATCCGCCTCCTCGAAAGCGAGTGTTGGCACGTCTTCCGCAAGGGCCGCGTCCGCCAGCTGATCGGCGTGCCCATGATGCACGCTGTCATGCCCTCCCTCCGCAACCTGGCGATGTACGAGATCTACACCCTGGGCAAGGCCCGCACCGAGGCGGCCTTCCACGGGTTCATTGAAGAGGGCGCCGGCTCGACGGCGACCGTCGATTCCATCCGCAAGCGGCTGGGGGCCGCCGCCCCGGACGCCTCGGCCTCCGAGGAGCAGCCCTACCAGCAGCTCCGCGTCGAGAACGGCTTGTTCCCCGTGCTCCGCAACGGCCGCAAGGTCACCTTCCCCGGCAACTCGACCCCCAACACGGTCTATCCGCAGTTTGTGCAAGAAAACCTCAAGCGGATCGCGGCCGGGGCCGGGCTGGACCTGCCGACCATCGCCCGCTGGTACGCCGACGGCAACTTCAACACCCAGCGCCGCGCGAGCCTGGAGATCGAGGCCGAGACCGAGGCGATCCAGGACCTGCAGTTCATCAACGGGGCGCTGCGCCGCTGCCGCGAGCTGTGGACGGAGATCGCCGTCCGCGAGGGCAAGCTGTCGGCGACCGGCTTCCTGACCTCCGCGCGCTGGAAGGCGGCTTACCTGCTGACCAACTGGCAGGGCCCGGCCCGCAAGGTGATCGACGAGATCAAGGACCAGGCCGCGTGGGATATGAAGTTCAAGTCCCTCCGCGGCACGCCGCAGCAGTACTTCAACGAACGGGGCGTCGACCCCCGCGACGTGCTGTCGGAATGGAAGGAGTACTTCGAGCTGCTCGACGAGTACGGCCTGACTGGGCGGATCGACGCGATGTTCTTCAAGGCGGCCCCCAACGCCCCGAAGGCCGGCATGGCCCCCGACGGCACGGGCACGGATGCCGACCCGGCCGCCTCCGACCCCAACGCCACGCCCGACGACCCGGCGGAGCTGCTCGCCCGCCGCGAGGTCATTGCCGCACTGATCGGCGACGAGGGCGGCAGCAACGGCCACGGCGGCAATGGCCACGGGAGGCTGTTATGAATCCAGTTATGAAAAATGCCCGTTCGCTCGTCCTGTCGCTGGCCAAGGCGCAGGGCACCGAGATCTTCCTGCTGCAGGGGCAGGCCCCTGACAGCGGCGTCAAGGCCGACCCTAAGACGGGCGTCATTTCCAACGTCGCGATTCTCACCGCCGGCATGGCCTACCCGGCCATCGGCGAGCCGTTCGAGATCGACGAGGTTATGCTCCAACAGGTGGCCGACCTGATCAACGCCGCACCCGGCGGGGTCAAGAGCCGGATTTCGCACCCCGAACTCAAGCCGGGTTTCCTCGGCGGCCTCGAGGATGGGATTTTCTACCTGGTCGGCCGGGCGAAGAATGCCCGCGTCGAGAACCGTGCCGTCCGCGGCGACATGCACCTGGCCGAGTACGCCGACAGCTCCCCGACCGGCAAGCACCGCACGTACCTGCTGGGAGTGGCCGACGAAGACCCATCAGCGATCGGAATTTCCATTCGGTTCATCCAGGCCGAGCCCATCTGCCGCGAGGGGATGCCCGATTTGGTCCGCGTTTATGCCGTCACGGCCGTCGATTTCGTGGGCACCCCCGGCGGCAACCCCAACGGCCTGCTCAGCGGCCGCGAACCTGCTCCCAATCCCAAAACCCCCAAGGCCGGCGAGGGATCGCCGTCCGCATCCCAAGGAGATCTAGCGATGAATGCTCGACAAATGGCGTACCTCCGCTCGTGCGGCCTCAAGGACGGGGCTTCGGCGGAAGAGATCAAGACGTTCCTGTCCGGCCTGAAGGCCGAGCAGACCCAGTACCTAAACGGCCTGGTTGAAAAGCCCGCCCCCGATCCCAAGGGGCCGGAGAAGAAGCCCGAGACCGGGCTCGCGGGCGACGAGGCCAAGGCGCAGGCCGAGAAGGCCGCGCAGGACGCCCTGGCCGGCGACCGCGACCGCCGCAAGGCGATCCTGGCGCTGTCGGCCGGGGAGAACGCGGCCATCACCGCCGACGTCGCCCGCCAGTGGGCCGACGACGGCGTGACGGTAGCCGACGCGAAGCGGCTGACGGAACTGGCCGGGAAACTCAAGCCGGTCCCCTCGGGCCGCACTGAGGGCGGCGAGGACCGCAACCTCGCGACGTTGGCCGACGGCATCTCCGACGCCCTGCTCCTGCGGGCCGGGCACGGCACCGGGGCCCCCAACAGCATGCCCCTGATGACGTTCGACCCCGTCACCGGCCTGGCCGCCCGCGACGCCTCGGGCGCGATCGTCGCCCGCAAGCCCGGCGAACGCGCTCTGTCCATGCGGCGGATGCCCGTGGCCGAGATGGCCCGGCAGTACCTCGCCGCCGTCGGCGTGCCGGCGATGAGCCTGTCCAACATGGGCGCCGATGGCTGCATCGCCCTGGCCTCGGGCCGAAGGTCCGAGTTCCCCAAGGCCCTCCAGCAGGCCGGCGGCAACATCTCGCTGGCGATGTCCACCAGCGATTTCCCGTATATCCTGGCCGACGCCATGAACAAGGTCTTCCTGGGCGGCTACAACCTGGCGCCCTCGACCTGGTCGCAGTGGTGCCGCCGCACGACCGCCCGCGACTTCAAGGACGTCAAGCTCCTGAACCTTGGCGGCGCCCCGGCCCTGTCGGCCCGCGCCGAGGGCAAGGGGATCGCCTTCGGCTCGATGTCCGAGTCGCGAGAGATCATCGCCCTGGTCGAGTACTCCGCGGGATTGGTCTTCACGCGGCGGATGCAGATCAACGACGACCTGGGCGTCTTCCGCGACGGCGGGGCGATGTCCCTGGGCGCGATGGCCCGCTACAAGGAGGACGACGTCGTCTACGCGATCCTCACGGCCAACGCCGCCATGAGCGACACCGGGCTGCTGTTCAACGTCACGGCCGTCACCACGGCCGGCGGGCACGCGAACCAGTCGGCCGGAGCCTCAACGGCGGTCTACGCGACGGCCGCCCCGGGCATCTGCCCGACGGTCGTGGCGATGTTCCTGGACTCCGAGCAGTCGCCCGTGATGAAGCAGGAGATCGCCTGGGACACCGACGACCTGAAGGTCGCCGTCCGCCACAGTGTGGCCGCCAAGGCCGCCGACTGGCGCGGGATGTACAAGGACGTGTCGGGCGCCGTCACGATCGCCGAGCTGGCGGTCATCGTGCAGGCGATGGCCCTGCAGAAGGACCCCAACGGGGCGTTCCTGAACCTGCGGCCTTCGTTCATCCTCTGCCCGGCCGGCGCGAGCGAGGTCAACTGGGCCCAGCTCATCGGCTCGTCCGTGGACCCCTCCAAGAACAACGCGACGCCCAACCCGTTCGCCAACAAGCTCACCGTCATCGGCGAGCCCCGGCTGAACTAGCCTCGAACCCACGGGCGGAGCGGCGACAGGACCGTTCCGCCCGTGGGATCGTTGTGTTCGTCCTGTCGGCTTGAAGATCGGTCAGACGCAAAACCTGAACCTAAAAACCTCAACCAGGAGACGCAAACATGAAGAGTTATCGTGGGACCGGAAATGATGTGCTGTGGACCAACAACACCGGCTCGGACGTCGCCAGCGGCGCGGTCGTCCTGCTCGCGACGCTGATCGGGATCGCCCTGACGGCCATCGTCTCGGCCGCCTCCGGCGTGGTGCGGACGCTCAAGGCGGAATACGAACTCGACGCCACCGTGGCCGAGGCCTGGACGGTGGGCGAGCCGCTGTGGTGGAACCCCGCCACAGCGAAGCTTACTCGCCTGGGCGACCCGACGTACCGTTTCGCCGGCATCGCGACGGCGGCGAAGGTTGCGACGACCCAGACGACGGCCAAGATCATGCTCAACTGCCGCGACGGCGTGTACGAGGGGCTGCTGAACCGGGCCCACATCGACACGGCCATCGACCTGACGCTGGTGGCCGCGACCCACTCCGGCGGCGTGATCCGCGTCACGGCCGAGAAGACCGTCACCATGCCCACGGGCGTGGCGTCGATGGGCTGGATCATCTACAACGACCAGGCCGACGGCGGCGGGGCCGTGACGGTGGACCTCGACGGCACCGAGATCATCGCCGGGGCGAATTTGTCGATCGCCAACGGCAAGACCGCCATCAACACCAAGGCCACGGCGAAGAGGGGGGATTTCCTTCACCTCCGCTGCAACGTGGCCGCCACATCCTGGGTCTGCGTCTCGCGGAGAGGCACCTGGGTCACAAGCTAAGGCCAAAACCTCGTGGCGAAGGGAGCGGTGGCTGGAATGGACGCCGGCTGCCGCTCCCGAGCAACGGGGCCGAAAGGGGCGAAGAGCGTTTAACCGCAACCCCGCAGGGGTGCGCTTTGCAGGAGCAACGGAATGCTCGGTGTACTGGCGATGATCCTGGCGGATGCGATGGTCGAAGGCGGCGTGGCGGTATCCTGCCTCGCTCTGGCCGGGGGCGTACTGCTGCGTCAATCCCGGCGGGACAAGAAGCACGATTCGGACGTCGCCAAGATCATTGAAAGTAAAGAGCAATACGCCCGCGATCTGGCGGCGTCCAACATGCGGATCGCCAGCGAACTCGCGGCTGCCAGCGTTAAGACCGCCTGCGATCTGGCGGAGTCGAACGTACAGGCCGCCCGCGACTTTGCGGAAAAGTCCGAGAGGTTGGTGATCAACAACACGCGAGCGATGATCGAACTGACGGCCGCCCTCCAGGTGCGACCCTGTCTGATCGGCGACCCGAGGACGAAGCTGGAAAAAGACCGGGTTTGACAGCCACAACGCCCGCCACGACCCGGCCTGAAAGGAAACGTCCATGCCACGAACACGTAGCAAGATGAACTGGTTGGAAGCGGCCCTGTGGGGAGTCATCCTGTCGCTGATTGTCGTTCTGGCCCTGAGCCTGTGCGGCTGTCAGCACGCATCGCTGAGCCAGGGCGACTACACCAGCCAGGGCGTCAAGGCGTCGCACACCACCACGCCGACGAGCGGCTACGTGGTCATCACGCGGCGGGACGGATCGGTCACCATCATCCCGCTGCCGGCTGGGCAGGAGGCGACCCATGCGAAACCGTAACGACAGAGATTGGCTTGGCGATATCCTGCTGACGTTGCTGGTGATCGGCGTGATTGTGTGCGTGGCGCCCCTCTCGGGTTGCGGATCAAGCAAGCCCGCGAGCCGGCCGTCGGATGAACCCTCGCCAGCATCGAGCCCGACCGAGGTCGTCTCCGTCGTGGTCGTGCAGCCCCAGCATGGCACGTCGACCACTTACGAGGTGACGCCCGAGAAGCAGGGCGGCGACAAGTACGTCGGCATCCGCTCGCTCACCTGGGCGGGCGACTCGCCGAACTCCGTCGTCAAGTCGATCGAGACGGCCAAGGCCAGCCACGTGCAGAATCCGCTGCCGGCCGTCAACCTGGACGAGAAGGGCATCCACGCGGCCGCCGGCGGGGGCAGCGTGGACAAGCAGGAAGGCGTCGGCTGGTTCTCCCTGATGCTCGACGCCGTGTGGAACTTCTTGAAGAGCATCCTGGGCTGGCTGCTACTGCTG